GCTGCGGCTTGGCATGTCTCAAAAGCCTTTGGCGGCTTTTGCGGCTTGGATATATCGGCAAGGGCTGCGGATATACCCAAGCCGCCCTATTAAGGGCGGCAAGGGCTGCGGATTATGCCGCTTTACGCTTGGCGGCTTTCGGCTTGGCGGCAAGGGCTGCGGCTGCGGCTTCGGCTTTTGCTTCGGCTTCGGCAAGGGCTGCAAAAATACCGGCAAAATCTGAGGCTTTCCAAAGGCTGTGCACTTTGGCGGCTGCGATTATGGCAAGGGCTGCGGCTTCGATAGTAGGGCAAGCCGCCACAAACCCAAGGGCTAAATTTTCAGGCTTGGCGGCTTCAAGGGCTGCGGCTGCGGCTTCGGCTTCGGCTTTTGCTTCGGCTTCGGCTGCGGCTTTGGCGGCTTTGGCTTCGGCTTCGGCTTTGGCTGCGGCAATGGCTGCGGCTTCGGCTTGCTCTTCAGGATCAAGGGCGGCTGCGGCTTCAGGCTTGGCGGCTTCAGGCTTGGCGGCTGCGGCTTTCGGCTTGGCGGCTTTCGGCTGCGGCTTGGCGGCTTCGGCGAAAGCCTCTGCAATATTAGCGGCTGCGGCTGCGGCTGCGGCTTTGAAACTTGGCAGGGCTTTTACACTGGCAAGGGCTGCGGCTGCGCTATTGGCAGAATTCAAAGCGGCAAGCGTTACGCTATAAATTTCGCCCTTGCGATTTTTGGCAATTTCGCCGCCCTTGGTTTTAGCGCCTGAAGCCTGAAGGGCGGCAAGTGTATCGATAAAATTGCGTTTATTGCCATGGGCGATAGTATGAAGGGCTGCGGCTTCGATACACTCTGAAGCGGAAAGAATAGCGGCTGCGGTATCAACCAAGCCAATTACTGAGAGCATTTTAGACATAATGAAGAACTCCAAAAAACCCTGAGGCTTCAGGGCTGCGGCTTGGCGGGAAGGTTTCCCGCTTCAAACCATAAAACAAATTACTAGCCCAAATAATATCATAATTTGCAGTAACGCAACAATTATTTAAAGGCTTTTCAGAGCTAACAGAAAAACAGTTTTCTATCTTCTATATGTAAGGCCGCTATATAGCGCCCCTAATATCCAGAATGAATACCAGAATAAAAACAGATAATTGTATTTATTCATTTTGTAAGTCATTGATTTATAACGATAATCAGGACATAACATACAATAACACCCTGAATAAACAGTATAAACAGTTTAAAGCCTTATTTTATACAGTTAAATGACAACTTTTGAACAGGTCAAAATCGCGCTACGCCCTTCTAGCATGGCAAGTAATAGCAGAGCATAGGCAAAAGGAAAAACGCAATATAGCGCGATTATGCAAGCCTGAGCCATACCCAAAAAACGCCGAAATAGTATAAACAGTTTATACAGTTTAATCATGAACCAGAGCATGAACCAGAGCATGAACCAGAGCATGAACCAGAGCATGAACCAGAGCATGAACCAGAGCATGAACCATAATCATATAAACAATATAAACAGTTTATACAGTTTAGCTCTGGTTCTGGTTCTGGTTCTGGTTCTGGTTCTGGTTCTGGTTCTGGTTCTGTTTTTCACTGCCAAGCTAGACGCCATAGGCTTTCTGGTTCTGGTTCAGAGTCTGGGCCATCCAGGGTCCGCTTAAATTCCAACCAATTCCCAAAACTTTTCACCACACAAAGTGGGATAAACAAGCCCAAACTCTTTATCCCACTTTATGGGATAAAAAGGTCGGTCACTAAAAATTTTCCCCATTTTTTGGAACTTTATATCCCACATAGTGAGTTAACTCGAAATAGGGTTAACAAGATTAGAAGAAACTAATTGTCGTATGTACAGTCAAACACATAACTTAAGTAATACACGCAGCAGATAACCGTATAACACGTTATATGCATAAGAGCCTAGACATATAAATATATAAACCTTTTGATGTAGTAAGCAATAAATGCTATAATCACCTTGCCCCCTTTTTACAACCCCCGGAGAACATCATGGCAAACGTAGAGCACATCAGGCTTCCAGTAGAGATTCATAACAAGATCGCCCAGCGCGGCAAGATGTCAGAGGTAGTCGTTAAAGTAATCAAGGAATACGTCTCAGGTGAGAAAGAGCTACAGGTAGGTGAGAAGAAGGAGAAACTGGTCCAGACCACCATCAGCATCGACGCCAACCTAGTCCAGAAGGCAAAAGACTTTGCCAAGGAACACAACCTCTCTTTCAATAAGGCCATCATCCTCATGCTAGAACAGTCCATACACTGATCACACTTCAATATTTGACAAGGTAGTAAATATGTGATCTGATCGCCGGTATCAATAAGGAGCAACAATATGCCCGATACCACAACCGTCAGATCACTCATCACCAGCGTCACCACGCTATCGAGACACCTCGACCTGACCCCAAATGCTATCTACCGGTGGATCGCTGTTGATAGAATCCCCGGCAAGTATCTGCTTCGAGTCTCAGCCTTCTACGACATCGATGTCCCGATGCACCTTGCCCAGTCGGTCAAGAAGAACAATTCAAAGATTGTTTTAAAACCCAAGAACACACTTGAAATATGCCTACTTGTACAGAGTGGCCAGGCCACGCTTGATGAAGCAGCTGCCCAGCTTGGGCTGCACAAGCGCTCAGTCCAGTTAATCCTTGCCAACTGGGGTGACCAGCTGCAGACGCTGTACGATACGCTGAAGAGTTTGGAGGAGGGCACCCTCAGCCTTGACCAAGCCGCCCTGACCCTGAACGTCAGCAAGTTCAATGTCCATGCCCTGCGTAGAAAGTACGGCTTCCAGCCCAAACGCAAGCCCAAGGCCCCGCCCAAGCCCATCGTAGAGCGCCGAAAGACAGCCAAGAGTGTTGCCTTGGACGCTATCGCCGGCAGGGTGACGCTGTCTGAGGTTGAGAACGTCTGCAACTTATCGTGGCGTACCATTCACCGGGCGATCACCAAACTTTCACCTGCCTACTCCCTGATTGAGCTGACACACTGGCCAAAGTCCTTTAGAGAGGCATATTCGAGCGAAATCGCACACAATGTCCCTAAAGTGAGTGCAAAACTGTGGGAATACACCAATATTGCAGGGATTCCACTGAAAAAGTGGCCGAAATACCCCGAAGCACCTAAAAATTGGCGTGCTTCTAACGTGAAGAAGATGATGATTCACATCCTTTTGGGTGCAGAGACGGTAGAAAGCCTTGCTGAACAGCGCGGCGCCGACCCTAGAATCCTCGAAAGCCTCTTCACAAGCGACCTCAGACCGTTGAATTTGACCTGGGCCCAGGTCAAGGGCATGCCCGTCCTGACCCAGATTGCGTTGGCAGAGACGTTGTTGGCCATTGAAAGTGCATCAAAAACCCCACGTACCAAGATGATTGAGAAGCTGGCAGAGGAAAAATCATGATCGATAACGAGAAATTACAGTCCTTGAAGGTTGAGGCGAGGGTCAATGAGACCGCCACCTTGGGTGAGATGACGCGGGACCAGCTCCTGGAACTCAAAGAGCTCCTTGATCAGCGGCTGCCGACCATGAGTTTGAGCGAGTTGAACCTGGAGCATGAGTTATTGCTCCAGTATGAGCGGGTCAAGCAGCTGCAGCAGGATGTGTTGAACGATGACTCAGTCCCGGCCAACCAGCGTGCTCAGGTCGCCAACTCAGTCGCTTCGACGCTGCAGCATTTGATCAAGATGCAGACCGAGTACAGTACGGCTGAGCGGTTCAAGGCGATTGAGGCGTTGATGATCAAAGCGATGAAGCGGCTGCCTATCGAGGTGGCTACTGAGTTCCTGGCTGAGTATGAAAGGATCGAGGCATGAAAGACGATCCAATTTTCCAACGCCATATTGCGCGGCTTAAGAGTTCGTTGTCGGCCCACGGACACAACACGATCTGTGATTTCATCACTGAGCACACTTACATTCGGGGAGCACGCTTCGATTTCTCTGGGCACGAATATCAACGTAAGATTTTGGAAGACCCCTCGCAGAACATCGTGATTCTGAAATCAGCCCAGATCGGGATCAGTGAGATGAGCGCCAGACTGGCGACAGCAAGGGCAGTACTGGTCAATGGGTTTAGCACGATCTACACCTTGCCGGCAGCCAGCGCGGCGCAGAACTTCATGAAGACGCGGATCGACCCGATCATTAACTCATCTCCATACCTGAGTGAGCTGGTATCGAAGGACGTTGATAATTCATCGGTCAAACGCTTTGGTGAGTCATACATCTATTTGAAGGGTGCTCAGGTAGATCGGCAGGCTATCTCGGTGCCTGCAGACATGATTGTTATGGACGAGGTCGATAATTCAAATCAGGATGTGCTGACGCTTTTCGAGTCACGGTTGATCCACTCGCAGTACGCGATGACGGTCAAGCTGAGTACGCCGACTATCCCAGGTTACGGTATTGATCTTGCCTATAAACAGTCTCGTCGTCACCTAAATATGGCTAAGTGCAACCATTGCGGTGAATGGTTCTATCCTGATTATTTTGAGCATGTCAGGATTCCGGGGTTCTCCCTTGAGTTGAGCCAGATCACTAAGCGGCACTTTGCAGATCACTCGTTCAAATGGACAGATGCTTACGTAGCGTGCCCGAAGTGTGGGCTGCAGGCCGATCTGTCACCAACCAACAGGGAGTGGGTGGTTGAAAACCCTGATGAAAACTTCCCGGCTGCAGGGTACAGGGTTTCTCCGTTTGACTGCCCAACAATCATTAAGCCGTCAGCCTTGGTCAAGGCCTCTACTGAGTATGAGAGGATGCAGGACTACTATAACCAACGGCTTGGGATTCCAATGGAAGACAAGGAAACCTCACTGGCACGTACCGAACTTGACTCATGTTTGATTAGTGAATACCCAGGTGGGGGCTTCAGCTACGTATTTGGCTTAGATATGGGAATGACATGCTGGATGACGGTTGCTGCAGTATTACCTGATAACACACTCATCATTGTAAAAATAATACCTATTCCTTTGTTTAGCGTGATTGATGACGTACCAAGAATTGTTCGTGAGTACAAGTGCAGGATGGGTGTTATTGACCATGGTCCTTATACCGAGACGGTCTATAGACTGCAGCAGATTCTTATTAACTCATTTGCGGGTGTCTACTCAAATAAAAACAAGGGCATAGACCTATTTAGAGTAAAAGACCAGGACGAAAACAAGGAGAAGGGCCAACTAAACGTAAGGCAGGTGACTATAGCTAGAGACCGGTGCTTCGATATGATCATGATGATGGTGCGCTCTGGTCATATCCTAAAGGTATCGTGCGCTTTAGATGAGCAGTGGAAAGATCACTTAACTGACCAGAAGCGTGTTCGTGAATTCCGAGAGGATGAGCTAGTGTTTGTATGGCGTAAGACTTCAGGGGAGGACCACATGGCTCACAGCCTACTATACGCACTGGTGGCTTCCAGAATGCTTGGCGTTGCAGCAGGCTCACAGGTTTCGCTGCCCCTCGTTTTCACCTTCAAGACTGGGCTGCCACAGCCACGTTGACATTATTGAAGCAAGTGTTTAGTATCTAAATAGGCTGTCGAAACTAGGAAGTCTTCAGCCTATTCATTAACAGAGAACACTTCGGGCTGTGCTCTCATTGTGGCGATCTCTGCGCCTTCCTAGACAATGAGACCACAGCCCAAAGTTTGGAGTTTTTATGAAAGACACAAACGGGAAGAGCTGCACAAAGTGCAGTGAGTACAAGTGCTGGGATCAGTTCCAAAAAGATAAGAATACCAAAGACGGTTACACCTCCTTATGCCGCGAATGTCGAAACAAGAATTCGGCTAAGTGGCGCAAGGAGAACCCAGGTAAAGCCAAGGCAGCCGTCAAAGCTTGGGTCATAGAAAACTATGCCTATGTTTTAAGTGAGGCAAGAAGGTATGCCCTGATAAAAAGAGAGGCACTGGGTAAGGAGGGCTGGCGGGATGCTGTAGCAGCTTGGAATGCGGAAAACCCAGAGAGACTGGCCTCTCAGCGCAAGGCCCACTATGCAAAGAATAAAGATAGGCTGCATTTAAAGCAGAAGCTGGATAGGTCAGCTAGGCCTGAATCTTACCGGGCATACGATGCGGCAAAGAGGGCAAAGCGCAGGAATGGCCACTGCCCATGGGCCAATAAAGAGGCAGTTCAGGCAATTTATGATTTGGCTCAAGAGCTTACGAGGGTAACAGGAATCAGTCATCATGTTGACCATGTCATTCCATTAGTCAATAAGAGTGTCCAGGGTCTGCACGTAGAGCATAACCTTCGTATAGTTACTGCAGAAGAGAACCTAATAAAGGGCAACAGGGTGATTGATGGGCTATAAGACGGCACCGCGCTGATCTAAAAAGTTAATCAACCGATAGGCTTGCTTTATCGGTCGAGGGTAGTTACACTCGCGGGAAACCACAACCCTGAGTGCGCCCCTGCCATGTTCGACAGCTTAAAATCTTGGTTCGGCGGCACAAAAATAGAAGCCGCATCGCAGCTTGCTATCGTGCCTCCACCCAAGGTTAAGCCTGGGGTTCAGAGCTTCCCGTCTTACCTCAAGACGACGCGCCCGTCTGATGCCTACCTGACCAAGCAAGATCGTCAGCTGGCCAGTACGGACACGACGACGCTGCGCTCCGGGTCGAAGACCAAGTCAGTCATCCGCGACTTCGCGGCTGCCTCACCTGATCTCAGCGCGGCGGTGTGGGCCTACCTTCGGGTCGGCATCCCTGAGAACTACACGGCCATCGCCTACAACCTGGATGGCACGTTCAACCGGGAAGCCACGTTGCTGGCTCAGCAAATCCTGACACGCTTTGATTTGCTGCCTGATTACTCGGAAGGGTACAGTGGTCCTTCATCGCTGCGCTCCACGTCAGAGAGTCTGGCCAAGGAAATGCTCTTCGAGGGCGCGGCCAGCGCGGAGCTCGTGCTCGGCAAGGATCGTTTGCCGCGCAGGATTCAGCCGATCGCTGTCTCCCAGTTGGAGTTCATTGCCAACAAGGACAAGACGATCACGCCGGTCCAGTTGATCGGTAGCGAGAAGGTCAATCTCGACATCCCCACATTCGTTTATGTAGCGCTCGACCAAGACCTGCTGCAGGCGCATGCCGCTTCCCCGCTGGAAGCCGCGATCAAGCCGGTGATCTTCACCGAAGACTTCGCGCAGGACATTCACCGGATTATCAAGAAGGTCATTCACCCACGCCAGAAGGTGATCATCGATGAAGAGAAGGTCCGTAAATACCTGTCTGTCGATGCTCAGAATGATCAAGCTAAAGCAACGCAAGAGCTTAACCAGATCGTCCGCTCAGTCGAAGAAAAGATCAACGGACTCCAACCAGAAGAAGCCTTGGTTTATCTGGACTCCCTGGGTTTTGAAGTTGAAAACGCCTCAAACGCTGGCTTGAGTGCTGAGTACAAGGTACTTCAGGACATCGGCAATAGCCGCATGGCGACGGGCAGCAAGACGATGGGCACCGTCCTTGGCCACGCCTCTTCATCAAGCAACATCGCTTCCACTGAGAGCATGTTGTTCATGAAGTCGGCCACAGGCGCCATCACTTTGAAGCTCAATGAGATATATTCACGATTGTTGACAGTTGCTGTCCGACTGTTCGGTATAGATGTGGTGATCCAATTCCGCTATGCCGATATTGATTTGCGCCCAGCTGCCGAGCTTGAAGCTTTCAAGCAGACCAAGCAGACCCGCATCCTTGAGATGTTGTCGATGGGCTTTTTAAGCGATGAAGAGGCCTGCCTCCAGCTCACCGGCAACCTGCCGCCAGCCGGCATGCCCAAGCTGTCAGGAACGATGTTCAAGGCAGGTGGTGGCGGCGCGGCCAGCATGGGTCCGAATACCCCGTCGAATGATGGCTCAACGCTCAACCAGAACCTGAAGTCTGACCAGCCGCCAGTAGGGCGCGGCCAGAACAAGAAGGCTGAGAACCTGAGGGTTGTTGAATGACCTGCAGGCGTGTGTTCAACATCTTGCTTGAGTCGGACATGCGTTGTGCGCGGCTGATGCTGGCCTTCGGCGCGTTGTTCTGGGCGTTGTTCCTGGCCTGGCCAGGTGCTCTGTTCCCTACAGCTGCACAGGTCGCAGCCGGCACAGGCCGCACAACCTACGCCTTGATGACGTTTGCGCCTGAGTGGCTGTGGGCAACGTGCTTTGCCATCCACGGGTTCTTCCTGCTGATTTCCATATTTTATAAAGTACCACCGGCAGCAGCCCTTTTGGATGCGTTCAATGGCGCAGCCTTATGGACTACAGCAACCGTATGCTGCTACATGGCACATTTTCACGGGTGGGCTACATATCAACCACCCGCAGCCATGGGGGCTGATGCCGCTATGGTTATAGGTTCATGGTGGTGGTTAGTTCGCGTATGGGCAGACAAAAACTACGAGGCATCGCACTGATATGAACCCAGCTGAAACTACAAAGATAATTGCTGAGTCGGGGCTATCACCCTCTGTACAGATGGTGCTCCTGATCGTCTTCATCCTGCTGCTGCTGTCGGCCCCGGCTGCCCTGTTCGTCAGGGATTGGCGCAAAAAGGGCAAGGCTGATGAGCAAGAGGGCAAGACGGGCGATATCCAGACAGGCCTCTATAGTCACCTATTTGATCAAGTCACCTTATTGACCACGCGGCTCGATAAAGTGCATGACGCAAACAACGCCACACTCAAGGCTAATGCCGAGCTAGAGGCGAGAGTCAAGTCGCTTGAAGGTTGCGAAGTTATGGTTTCGCGGTTGCAGAACAAGCTCAATAGCAAGGATGACGCAATCGCTGCGCGGGACGCCCAGATCATTGGTTTGTTTGGTGACTTACGCGCACGCGACAACAAGATCATAGAACTGCAGGATAGACTGTCGAAGCTTGAAGTAAGGCTGGCAGCTGATGAAGCAAGGTTCTCACATGCCCCGTAACTTAGCCCAGTTCCCACCCTCTACAACGGTAGAGCAAGCCTACAAGTACCTGGCTGAGCACATAGCCGAAGGGCGTGAGGGCTACACGCTTGAGATCAGGGAGCATTATCTTGCTATCCCTCCTAGGGGTGATACTCATGATGACAGTGAGCAGAAGGTGTTTATGCGGGGAGTCTATTGATGATCTACGTCCTTTGTAATGTTGTAACGGGTGCGCTGCTCTCCATCTCTGAGCAGCCTATCAACACTGAAGGTCACCCACTGCAGGTCAAGACGTTTGACATGTCGATGCCTGACCTGACGAAAGTCGAGTGGGATAAGGGCGGTCTGAACTTCAAGCCAAAGTCACAGTCGCGCATCATCACCAAGCTGACTTATCTCCGTCGCTTTAATCAAGACGAGCGTATCGCTATACGGTCTGCGGCTGAAGCCTCTCCGCAGTTGCAGGACTACATGGCTCTGCTCGAACTGTCAGAAGAAATCAGCCTTGACGATCCTGACACCATTGCCGCTGTGAATATGCTTGAAATGGTTGGCCTGATTGCCGCTGGTCGTGCTGCGGAGATTCTCGCCTAATGGCTACTATTACCGCAGTCGGCACTTATCTCGACAACGGTACAGCACGCACCGCTGGCGAGGCAATGACCATCAACAGCGGCGGTCAGTTGATCGTTCGTACAGACACGCGAGTCCACGCCAACGCACCGGCATCAATGACTGGCTATTTGGGTGCGATTACGGTCAACGAGGGCGAGTGTTTCATTGATGCTTCTGCGATTCGCTGGCTTGCGTACAACACTGGCACGGGTAACGTGCCTGCTCTGGGTACGATAATCTCCCAAGGTGGCGTTTCTGGCTACATGCTCGGGGTTTGGGCTAACCTGACATCGGCACCAACAGCAGCACTGGCACCAATGCCGGCCACGGGCTTTATTAAGTTCCGCTCAGTTACTGGTGGCGCATTCGCCGCAGGTGCTTTGACCGGAATTAGTGCAAGTGCTACCGGCGCAGATGTTGCCGGCTGGCTTGAGTTTGTCATGGGCGCTGTCGATATTACTGTTCCCCGATTGGGCAAGTTCAAGACTCGCGGCGATTGGTTCTATCTCGACAACACCACAGGCGCACGCGCCCAAGTCCTTCAGGTTCCAACGAACGGCGGTGGCGCGAATACCTACGTCCCCGGCGCATGGATTGAAACGGCTCCCGGCTCTGGCGTGTATGAGCAATACCCCGCGCTCAATGGCGCAGCGAACGGTTGGTCACAGATTCACCTTGGTGCCGCTGATGGCTCGTCCGATGCGCGTCAGAAGTTCGTCAAGATGCTTGCCACTGGCCAGATGCAGATTGGTGAAGCGGTTACGTTTGCTTCTACCTATGGCTCAGTTGCTGCACAAGCCTCGACCTACGCTGATTGGAATGTCGCAGCTACTTACACTCTGACTTCTAACGTCTGCACCTGCTACGCCGCAGCGGGTCATGGTCTGTACGGTGGCGAGACTGTCGGGCTAGATTTCACCTCTGGAACGGCAACCGATCAAACCGGTGTTGCTACCGTACTGGATGCCTATTACTTCACCGTACCTGTCACCAACGCCAATACCTCGGGCAGTGTCACGGCTCGGTTTGGGGCGACGGTTACATTCACGGCGCACACATTGGCAGAAGGTAACCAAGTCGGTTTGACCGGCACAACGGGTGCAGTTGTTCTACCAGCCGGCACCTACACGGTTCACTCTGTGCCGAGTGCCAACACCTACAACATTTCCTACGCCCACACCGTCGCATTGTCAGGCGGCAACGCCTCGGCACTGCATACGCTGACGATCACCCGCGCCTCTCATGGCATGGCCGTAGGCAACGAGGTCTATCTGGACTTTACTTCGGGAGGTGCGACTCCCGGCAAGTTCATCCTGCGCTCGGTGGTCGCCGGTTCGTTCAACGTCAACTACCCACACAGCGCAGCGATTACTGCCGGGGCGACCGTCACAGAGAAATACCATATCGGTTTCGTTCCGGCTTCGGGCTGCAAGGTTCGTATCCCGAACATCTTTTTCAGGTCTGGCACAACCGCAGCCAACGTAATCCCGAATGCAACACTGGCTTCACGCCCTGAGTTCATCACGACAACTTCTGGTGCTATAGATATTGAATACCTCTATGGCGAAAACGTTTATTCGCGTTTCGGACAACCGTACTCGCTAAAAATCTGGCACTCGGCGCTGATGGATACGCTTGAGATCACGGAATTAGCCACTGCCGTTGATATTGACAACGTTCAGGTGGGGAATTACACGGGAGCTACAACAAATGTACCGCTGACACTGACTTCGAGCTTTGCCGGGGGAACGATCCGCAACAGCAAGTTTTATCGCCAAGGGGCGGCAACCAGCTCCCCTGTAAATGTTCAGTTTTGCATAGGGATAACTTTTGACAACTGCGAAGCCGGTATGCTCTTGTTTGCACGCGGCACGGTGCAGGGGTGGAATCTTAGCGGCGGTGGGCAGATTTCGCTGACAAACTGCAAAGCTTACAATTGTGGGGTTCGTTTTTCAACGGTGTTTGGCGGGGCTGTAACTAACCTCGCGTTTGCTGACCGACTGACGGGGTGGACAAACGCGACAACGGGCCAATACGCAGTCGATGTTGCATCATCTTCCGGTATCACCATTGACACGGTGACGTGGGCTACGGGGCTGCATCCTTACACCGGTACTGTGCAAGCTGCAAACTCGACCGGTGTAAAAATCAGAAACGTGGGTAGTTACGCAACCCCTGTTATCGGGGCATCATGGGAGCCTAATGTGTATGCAACTGGCTCTTTGTTTGTTACGGGTAGCAATAACACGGGGGTCAGCCTACAAAGATGTGCGCTGCTCAAATCACGAGTTACATCGCTTTTTACAAGCAACAACGCGGATAAAAACGTACTGATAGAGAGCTGTCACATGCTTGAGCCTTACGCTCACGCCACTAACACAGTAGGCAACCGTCTTGTCTTTTTGGCTAACGCCAACCTGAACTGCGCGATAAAAAGTGTAATGTCTTCGCTTGGTACAACCGGGCAGTCGTCGGTTTATGGTGCGCACTTCTACGATCTATTCTTGGGCAAGTCCTACGGTCAATTAGCCTTATGTATGAACGAGCCAACCGCCGAAACCGCTTCATATTTCACGATGGTTTCCGGTGTAGCAAAGTTCAACTCCGCAGGCGGCGTCCTGATGGGCGTGATTGGCAATAAGGCTACTTGGGAAATGCCCTATTTCGCACTTGGTCACACAGGGTTCGTCAATGAAGCCGTAGTGATGTCGGGTGGAACTGTCAGCAACTATCGGTTTTATTACCAGATCGACACAGGCTCGGGCTATTCGGCGCTGTCGGCCCAACTCACTGCGGCACAACTCGGTACAGCATTGTCCGGGGTAAGTGTTGATCCTGCTGTTGGCTTTAAGCTCAAGCTGACGATTGAAACGACCAGCACGAACACGACTGCAATCACCTTCCTGACGGCACGGACAACGACCACGGAATCAGCGCAATCGACTAACTTCTATCCGCTTGACCAGACAGACTTTACTTTTTCAGTAAAGGACGAGGCTGGTGCTCCAGTAACAGGTTTTGAATATCGAATCTACCTTAAAGACCCTGCTGCTGGGATTATCGGCAACACAGAGCTTGACGGTTCAGAGTCCTACGGCGGCAGTAGTAAAACATACCAGCACCAGTATTCAAGCAATACCGATGTTGTCCTACAGATCATCAAGGATGGCTACGAAGAGTCCCTTGTTGAGTACACGCTCAACACGACGCCGCAGAGCGTGGCTGTTTATTTGCGCACCGAACGAAACATTTAAGGAGTAAAGCATGGCAACAATAGACCTTGATGCAGCTGGAGCACTAGCGGCAAACCTGCTTAAAGAATCCACGACACCACGCGGATCGACGCCCGATGGAAATATTTATTTTGATGTTTCAACAGGTGAGGTTCAGATCATCACAGCCAATGAGCTGACACAAGTTAACTTTGGGTCGGGCCTTGTTGCCAATCCATTGCTTGATGCCGGCGCTTCAGGGGGTGGTATTACTGCACGAGCACTTTACAAGTTTGAACGGATGCGCAGGGCAGCAAATGAAACGCTGCGTAAGTACGACAAATTCATGGTTGGTTCCTATAAGTTTGCTGGCGCCTACGAAATGGCGAACGGTCGAAAAATTGCAACGGCTGACGTAAAGAAATTGCGCGGCACCGGCATGGTCTGGCGCTCTGCTTCCGGGGCCGTGAGTCGCATCTACTTTGGTGCTCGCTCCCTCGGCAATATCGAGGCAACCAGTCAGCCTTTCCGTCAGCTTACAGCAGGTGGCGCACCGACCAATTTTAGTTACGCTGGTCCAATTGATGAAATGTTCCAGGTGTTTGGGACGACTGCTAACGGCGACGCTGGCGCAGGCAACTTCGACTCACGTAGCTACCTTGCGGTATCTATCCGTACATTCGGAAAAAACGGCGACCGTAAAACCCTGGCTGACTCAGGCATCCCGATTATGGATGGCTTCTCGGCTGGCTTTGCCCTTGGCGAGTCCAATCATTTAACTACGGGTAGCTACACACTGGCTGATGTATATGGCGGATCGGCCATCGCACCATTCACTGGAATGTCGTTGGAAAAGCTTGCTGTTGCGCAGGTGGAAACCGGCTTCAATGAAGGCTCAGGGTCTTTTACATGGGTGTTGAACAATACGGGTGGCGGCACGCTGGATCAATGTACTGCGTACATGGATGCTGTTGCGCAAACTGACAATGATATTGATGCCGGTACTGGTGTAACTAACGGTAAGCGTGTCTCAACATGGTATAGCTACGACGCTACGGGGCGGATCGTTACACGCTCTGGTGCTGATTCCAACGGTTTGTTCATCGAGGGCTTAGCTGGAGCTGACAAGCTTCGTATTGTTTCAACGACAGACGCGGCGACGACAAGAACCTACCCGTTCTTCCCGTTGATCAGCATCCCTGTTGGAGCCAGTGCAGCAGCCGATCCAAATTGTTGGTACCACGCCTACTTTAAGGATGTTGGTGCAAATGATTTCAACACGGCAACGGCTGTTGTTGTGCGTGACAAGAGCGGAGCAGAGGTTAAGGGTTTGATATCTGGGGCCACTACCAAGAGCTTTGAGTTTGCATATGACACAGACACTTACGGCGGCACTGCTGGTACAGATAAGCTTATCGTTATTGAGGTAGAAGGAAATGGTGGGGCTACAGCTGCAAAGACTGAGGTGCTTATTACCCGCACACAGGCTATATCAGCCCCATGTATCCCTGGTCTGGAAACCAACCTGTAAGGGGCTAGTGTGTCTCTCATTTCCTCCATCAACGGTGTGACTCGCCGGGTGTATCTGAACGCTGCTGAGGCTATCGGTGGCGTGCTTACCTTCCACCCGACTGACGACCTATACTTTGCCTACCGATCATTTCGGGCAGCGAACGAGTCAGCACGTCCGTTTGATTCCTTCATGGAGGCAGCGTCCCTGATCAGTAAAGGTAGCGGGAAATTCACGCCAAAGTTTGTGAAACTGCTGTCAGGCACGAAGGTTGTTATACCGGCTGGGGTAACAGAGGTTGTTGTTACAGGTGAGCTACTTACTGATGATGGCTCACGTCCGTTTGATACAAGCCTAATTACAGGCCCTTGCGTTATCTACTACCAACCAGCTGAGGCTGAGGTTATCCGTGTAGCCACAGGTGGTAATGAGTACTCATTGGTACAGATTGCTGCGGCTATCCTGGCTGCAGCGCAGGTCACGCCAATTCACTCAGACATGCAGAAAACAAATGGGGTAGAGATCATAGGTACTGGCACCGAGGTAGATAAGTTCAGGAGCGTGCATGTGGGATGACCGTTCGTTTAGCACAACCTCATTCAACCCAGTCAGCTGGCTTTTTTCAATAGGTGCCAGCACGAAGCGCAGGGTTAGACACTTGATATCGCTTATCAACCTTAAGGTGACTTTTATGTCAAAAGTGTGGTGATGGAACAACTTCAACTACGCTCAGTTGTATCAACCAACGTGACACTGGAGTCAGAGGTAGCCAACACTACCCATGACGTGTCACCTATTAAGCTAACAGTGGCAGAGCAGAGCCATGCTAACAACCAAGTACTGATGACATCAACGCTTGGTTTTGAGGAGGAAGTATGACAACGGTTTTTGTAGGCGACACAGGCACTGAGATTATTCTGGACTGCGGTGTTGATGTAAGTACGGCTACAGTCCGTAAGATACGGGCAAAGCGTCCTGATGGTCACATCAAGGAGTGGGTGGCTACCGCCAACTCAGTCATGTCTATCAAGTACGTGCTGGTCGATGGTGACATAAGCGTTGAAGGGGAGTGGCAACTACAGGCCTATATCGAGATGCCTGGTTGGAAAGGCCGTGGAGCATGGGCTACCCTGAAGGTGATGAAATGAGGTTATCTACCAACTTCACGCTTGAAGAGTTCACAGCCAGCGGCTTAGCCACACGACTAGGGATTGACAACACCCCTACAGATGAGGCCCTTGATAACCTGCATGAGACTGCTGCAGGGTTTGAGCGTATTCGTTCAACACTCGGTGTGCCTATCCACTTATCGAGCGGGTACCGTGGCTTGAAGCTAAACAAAGCTGCTCATGGCTCCGAGAACTCACAGCATTGCAAGGGTGAGGCTGGTGACTATACGGCGCCTGCATTTGGTACGCCACTGCAGGTTTGCCGAGAGCTTGTTGAGCAGGTTGACTTCATTGATTTCGATCAGCTTATTTTTGAGGGAACGTGGGTCCATACGTCTTTCTCTGACAACCCACGTCGCTCTGTCCTGACCGCCCATTTTGACAATGGTAAGGTCACCTACACGAAGGGATTACCATGAACGCAACCGATGCTGTTTCAAAGTTTGTTCCTGTCCGTATCATCGTAGTGGCCGTGGCTATCTGGATGACCTGGCTGGCTTCTGATTGGTCAATGTGGTTCGCTACTGGTAACGCCAGACCGGGCATTGAGATCGCAGCTATCATTGCGGCTGTTACCAGCCCCATTGCTGTGTTTGGGGCCTATGTGTTCAAAGCCTATATCGAGTCGAGGGTGGTATGACATGGACGCACTTTCAGCAGAGAAACTCCTCGCAACCCTTGTTGCCGCTTTATTGGTTTTTGGAGGTGGTGCATACCTGGGTTACCAGTATTGCGACGGACAAGTGGCGAAAGAATACGCCGACGCTAAGGACGCCGCTATTAAGCGAGTCCGTGAAGATGCTGAAGCTGACAAACAGGCCGCAGTCGAGAGGGCACAACGCGAAGCTGTGGCTACAGAGCGTGCCCGATCAGCCCGAAGTAAAGGAGTAAGTGATGCAAGCCTTAAAGCTAAGTCTGGCTGTGATCGTGATGCTGAGTCTAGCAGCCTGCTGCTCGACGCAATCAACGCAGCCAACGGTACCAAGGAACCCACCGGAAGCGTGCCTGAAAGAGTGCCTGACCGCCCCAGTACCAAAAAATGGCTCAGACCGTGAAGTAAGGTTCTGGGAGTACGGTATGATTGACGCATTTGGCGAGTGTCGCCGGCTCCACGCAGACTGTGTGGAGTGGCAGATCAAGGAGAAGTGAGTATGAAGCTACATCAGGAAAATGCATGGGCAGGTACTGAGTCCAGCCTTAAAGCAGCCCTGGAAGCAGAGGAGGGCGCTGCCCAGCGTCTGGCTGCTGGCAACTACACCCAGGATCAGGAAGAAGAAGACACCCCTCGTCTTCTGGAAATCAGCGATGGTGTAGCAGTCATCTCGATCAAAGGCTCTCTGAATAACGAAGAGGGTTGGATGAATGAAATCTTTGGCATGACGGGCTATCCTGAGATTCGGGATGCCTTGGTTACTGCCGCCAATGATCCGGAGGTCAAGCAGATTCTGCTCGATATCGATTCAGGTGGCGGGGCTGTGTCCGGTGTTTCAGATACAGCCAACCTTATCCGTATGGTCAATGATCAAGTGAAGCCAGTGTCGACTTTCTCTGACGGAACGATGGCGAGTGCGGCCTATTGGTTGGGCTGTGCTGCAGGTAGCATCAGCGCTGGCAAGACAGCTGTGGTTGGTTCCATCGGTGTAATCAGTACCCACATGGAACGCAGCCAAGCGCTTAAGGAAGCTGGCATCGGCGTAACAGTCATTCGCGCTGGCAAGTTCAAAGCCTTGGCTAACTCAGTTGAACCACTTTCGGCTGAAGGTAAAGCCCAGATTCAGCAGGTGGTTGATGCCGCCTACGGTGTATTCGTGGATCACGTCGCCACCATGCGTGGCCAAACCTATGATTACACTGACCAGACAATGGCCCAAGGTCAGGAGTTTGTAGGTGAAGCAGGGGTTAAAGTAGGCTTGCTTGACTCAATATCTACATTTGATGAAGTAATCGGCAAACTAAAGGCTCAGGCTATTGACTCATCAAATAATTTTATGGACAATCGCGGGAAACCAAGAGTGCCAATTACCGGTGCTGGCGGAACGTCCCTCTCTGGAGAAGCAGATATGAAGAATAAACGAGCACTTACCGAAGCGAATATCGCTGCTCTGGCTGCCGGGGCTTCCGCTCTGAACGCTGGCGATGTCGAAGCGCCGACCCCCGAAGCTATTGCTGCTGCCGCTGCCGCACTGGCTGAAACCGATGCTGCTACTGCCGCTGCCCTGGCTGCCTCTGAATCAGATGCTGCAGCTGCCGCTGCTGCGGTTGATGAGGAAGTAGTTACTGAAAAGGTTGACACTTCTGCGACGACTGTTCAGTTGTTGAATTCACAGTTGGCTGCCAAAGATGAAGCCCTGCTTCAGGCTGGTATCAAGATTTCAAAGTTGGAAGACCTCATTGCTACGACCAGCGCTTCTGCTGATCCGCTTCGTGAGATCGCCTGCAAGTCCCTCAATAACATGCGGGTTGCTTTGAATATGGCTGCAGTTGATATGAGTGCCATGAGTGGTGTTCAGATCGTTGCAGAGCATGTCTCGCTTAGCGAAAAATTTGCTGCTCAGTACCAGATTGGAGGCATTGCGGCGGTCAGTGCTGAACAGTCAAACAAACAAGAACCGCAGTCCAACCCGCGTCACAAGGCCCTTGTGAATGCGGTTCGTTTTAATCAAAGTAAGTAAGGAGTAGCACATGGCTAAGTTCAAACTGCAACCTCTCATTGGTACCGAAGCGGACACCGTCCGTCTTGGTGCTGGTTCTGGCGCTGCCAACTATGTTACCGATCTCGAGACTGGTAAGCTGGTCAAGATGGTTGGTGATTCCCAATACAATCTGACCGCCCCTGGTGATCAGATCGAAGGCTACATCAACTCAGTTGAGTCCTTTACTGCTGATGACTTTTCGATCGGTGGCATCGTCGATGAAGGCCGACTCAAGGTGACACTTGATGGTCTCCAAGCAACCCCAGGTACCGGCGTTATCGCCGTTGGCGATTATGTTGTCGCCGGTTCTGTTGTTGTAAAAGGCACGGCTCTGGCCGGCGCTTACCCGAAGGTCTGTAAGGCCACCACCCAAACCGGCATGTATTTCGCATGGCGCGTTGTCTCTCTCGACGGTACTACCGCCGTGGGCCAGACCGCCACCATCGAACGTGTTAACGGCTAATTCAGGAGAAACACATGTCCGCATTTTACGACGCAGAAGGTAATGTCCAACAGGTCGAGATCAACCTCGACACGATTCGCGCAGCTGGCGACAACAAGATGTCTGTCCGTGACTTTGTCAATGGCCAGTACGATACCAACGCAGAAGTGCATGGCGATGTATTCAGCCAGTTGTGCGCCTCTGAAGGCATCATTCTTCAGCCGTCCAAGAAGCACGGTATCAAGGCTTCCAGCCTTGACGCAGTGATCAATGGTCGTCCGAAGCTTGAAGCTGGCTCCATCGTCAAGACCCCGAGCACCCAAGCTCGTATCTTGTTGATGCCGGCTATCGGTGCCTTGGTTGAAGACAAGCTGTTGAGCGACCTGGACATGAATGCCAACGCATTCGATTCCATGATCGCCATCGATGACACCATCACTGATGACTGGTTGCTCTGGCCAGAAGTCAATTACGCCGGCCCAGAAGCTGGTCGTAGTCAGCCGATCGCTCAGTTGTCCAAGCCGGTCAACATGCTTACCCTGACCACCAGCGAAAAATCCATCAAGGTTCCGACCTTCTCGATGGGTATCGAATGGTCTGAGCAAGCTACCAAGTACCTCAATCTGGACTTCATCACCCTGTCGATTGCTCGTCAGGTTGCTGTTGAGCGCAACGAGCGTGCCAACCAGAACATTCTTGCTATGTTGCAAGGTGACGCTGACGTAGGCCAGCTTGCCTTGTCCAGCATCGCTGGTAAGGTCAAGACCGCTGCTTCCCTTGATGCGCTGGCAACCACAGGTATCACCCAGAAGGCTTGGATGCTGTGGCTGTACAACAACTCCAAGAAGCGTACCCTGACCCACCTGGTCACCGACATTGCCGGCGCTATGGCAATCGAAGGTCGTGCCAATCGTCCGAATGTCCAAGGCGATAACCCGAACAGCGTTCGCATCGACACCACCGTGTCTGTGTTGAATCCGGGTTGGAATCAGAACCTGCCGATCTTCATCGTTGATCCTTCAGTGGGTTGGCCGGCTGGTACCATCATGGGTATCGACTCACGTTACGCTATCCAGCGTGTGACCTCGACCAATGCCTCTTATCAGGCACAAGAAGACTTCGTCCTGCGCCGTGGCTCTGCCATGCGCTTCGATGCTGGCTCTTTGGCTCGAAGACTTTATGCGGACGCTTTCGAGGTCTTGACATACACACCGTAAGGTAGTAGGTAAAAACCCCAGCTTAGGCTGGGGTTTTGTTTTGTGTCTTTCTTCTAGCCCAAGCATCTTTCATCTTCTGCTTAGATTCATCGGACATCGGTACCCCTCTTTTTGGGCTAGGTTTACCCATTTTGCTTGCTGATAGTTTTGACTTCCACTCTAGTACCTCCTCCTCAGTTCTGGACTGTAGAGCAGCCTTGATTGTCTTACCAGTCTCCTCACGTTTTTCTACACTTACTACTCGCGCTTTATTTATAGCTGAAAGTTTTGCGGCATGGTCAGGGTGTAGCTTCCTGCCTTTGGTAGCTGCACTCAACATATCCCGCACAGCTTGAGGTGTAACAACACCACGTCTTGAATTTGTGGCTATTGCCTGGTATTCAATTTTTTGCTCTGGAGTTAATGTTTTTCGCATTACACCAGCAGCCTTCCTCCTACGTTCTATCTCAGCATCTGACAGCTTCATCTTTACGCCACGAGGGCTGCCAGCAAATTTGCATATGTTATAGTCACCAACTTTATCAATCCAGTACTGCTCTCTAGCAATCAACTCAGGCCCATCTACATACTCAAGGACACCCCACTGGAATGACTCAATACCGTACTTATTGAAGGCTCGTTGCAATATCTGGCTGTGGTGACCAACCCCAAGCAGATAACTAAAGTGATGTCGAACTCGCTCTTTAATATCAAGACTTGACCCAACGTAGCACTTCATATTGACCATGTTTATTAGGCAATAGATTCCTGATGTACCACCAACCGGGGTAGGAAATAAGGCGGCTGAGTCTCTAGTTATTGATGGAGATATTTTCATTTATATGAGGTGCTTACCTATAAAGATTGTCAAATTATCACGAGTGACTAGTGTGGTCAATAGCTGACTTTCAGATGTGAGATAAACACTGTAAAATTATCAAGAAATTTTGAGGAGAAAATCATGGCCGCAGCAATTAACACCGCAGCAAAAAAGCCGACGACTGTAAAGCTGGTCGCAAAATTTCCACCCTTCGACATCGTCCCTACGGGCCAGGTCGTGGGCGCTGAAGCAACGGATGTCGAGATTGATGGTTGGGTTCAAGCCAACATCGATAACGGGTTGCTTATCAAATGTTCGTAACCGACTACACTACTTTCCCTGAAGTCCGCGCAGCTCTCGGCGTTGCTGAAGACGAGCTCGAGAACGACACGCTGGACTTGCCGTTGTACTCGGACATGCTGCAGATTGAGCTGGAGGATATCCACATCAGCCTGCCGACTGTCTATGCAACCACCAAAGACCTTGCCACAAAGACGGCTGACCAGCTGCGCTTCCTGCAGACGGCTCACCTGTTCGCTACCTATGCAGTGGCACGCCAACTGACTACATCCTTGCCGCTGTTTAGTCCTGAACAGATTACGGACGGTAAGGCTGTGCTCAAGCGTAGCCAAGAAACGCCCTACCAGAAGGTCATCGATGCTGTTGGTCGGGAGTACTCACGCTTTCGTGTTCGTCTCGATCAGATGTTTGCGATAGTCAATAGCTCGACCTCTGCCGACAAGGTAGTCAAGAGTTATTTCGGAGTTATCTCACCGTCTGTTGATCCTATTATCGGTACCTAAGAATGCGCCTACACGCCGCCGCCAATAGATTCAACAGTACGCAAGCATCAGATGCCTACAACCCATCAGTCACGTTCATGTGCCAATTCGAGCCTATGAACTTTTCAAAGATCGATGGCGTGGCTGTGAGAAAGCGTCAGATTTCGATATCACCGGACGTAGTCGTTCCCGCCCGAGGAACAATAACCATAAATGGTGAAACATTCCTTGCCGGTCACGCCGCCCCAGACTATTGGGACAACACTGTTATTAGGCAAACCCTGATCATTCAGGGCGCGGATGGCGTGTCGGCCATACTCACATTGGCGGAGGCACTAGGGGTTTCCCCCGGTGTGTCCGCTTATGCTGCTACAGTTTTCAGCAAGTACGGGACGGATGAGCGCACCTCGTCTGAGTTCTTCCCGCAGTACCAGATTTTCTTTGCAGGCAGTGAGACAGTCGCTGCCGGCTACCTTGTCCATCTCGATGACCGCTGGTTCCATATCAAGGAGGCGTACCACTCAGCCTCTGGCTTGATCATTGCACTGGGCAACAAGTTTGATAGCTCATCTTTTGAGATCGCCACCATCACAACAAAGAACTACGCACCTGTTTCCGATACCTACACCGGCCCCTCAACCACGGCCAAGGTACTTCGCTTCCGCCGCGCTGAGAGTTTTGATCGAGTCACCACGGCGCAAGAGAACAATGAACAGGGCGATGAGACTGTGCATGTGCTGAAGTCAGCCTGGCCCTTGGTCAAGCAGTCAGACACGCTAACTCTGTCAGACGGACCTTGGCGCGTGCTGGCTGTTGAGGACAAGGGGCTTACCATGTCCCTTCACACCCGCCGTGATTAAGGTCACAAACCTTGACAGTTTCGATGCGACTGTTCAGCGTTGGTTTAAGGACGTAGAGAAGGCTGCGGCTGAGGCTGCAGTCGGTCTTGCCCATGCCGCTTTTGAGCAGTTGCTGGAAACGTCTCCGCAATACAGTGGTGACTTCGTGGCTAACTGGACAGTGTCTGATAGTGCCACCTCAAACACTTTCACACCCAACGCAGTTGGTGGTTACGCAGCTGGGGTCAGTGGCGTGAATAAGCTGAGTCCGTTGCACCAGATGGGCGACACGCCAGCCATGGCCTACGCCAGGTCTCATGCAAAGTGGCCAAAGATTACGCTCGGTAAATCGGTCTATCTGCACAACAACGCATCTCACAGTGCGCCATACGCTATGAAGATTGAGCAGGGTCAAATCAAGCTCAGGCCAGTCAATGAGGGGGCCGACCATGTGGTTCGCCGTGCCATCGCTACGGTAGCTTTCAACTTCCACAACATCGGGCCAGTACAGCTGGACGGACTCAGGAAATTCAAAAAATGACGACCTACGTAGAAGCCCGTGACAGCCTTGTCACCCTGATCAACACCAGTCTTACCACCGATTACCCGGCGCTCAAGGTGATCTACGAGAATACCGTCAAGGTCGATATGAATTCAGTGGGCGACATGCTCGTCCTAATCTCAATTGATTTCCTGACAGCACGCCAAGCGACCATCGAGACTCATCCCAATAGCCGGGTGCTGGGCGAAATCACGTTCCGCCTGATCTTCAAGGACGGTAGTGGTACTCGGGCAACCCTACAACTCTTTGACTACCTGACTGCTTTATTCAATTCAAAAACCATCGGTGGTGTAACGACTCGTGTTCCATCTCCAGGAAAGAAGCAGATCATTGACGAGTGGTCGAGCTTTGATTTATTTGTACCCTTCGTCTTCGATTCAACTTCCTGATCGTTGCATTAAATTTGCTTATGCACTACCATCGCGTGAAGCCCACAGGGGCGCACGCATCTTAAGGAGATTCACATGAGTTTAGCTACTTCCAACCGCTCACAACTACGCTTTATCAAAGAGACTGTCTTTGGTACGACCCCTGTCGCCGGCAACCCAAATAACCTGCGTATGACTGGCGAGTCGCTGTCTTTCGCCATCAATACCGACACCTCAAAAGAAATCCGCTCTGATCGTCAAGTTACTGACTTGATCCAGACCGGCGCCAGCGCTTCAGGCGATGTCAATTTTGAGCTGTCGTTCAATGAGTACGACCCGATGATCGAAGCCATTATGCAAAGCACCTACACGGTGTTCGGCGTCAATGGTGTCGGCGTTGCCATCCCGACCTCAGCAACCTTTGCTGCAGGCGCCTTGACTGCCGGCGCTGCCACCTCTGGCGCCAGCATCTTTACGTCGCTTGTCATGGGTCAGTGGGTCAAGATTAGCGGTTCGTCTATTCCTGCACAGAACATCTGGGCTCAGGTCTCGCTGACGGTTCCGCCAACGGCTACGGTCCTCACCTTCCAGGGTACGCCTTTCACGGCTGCTACCGGTGCTGGTGGCGCTGCTGTTACGGTTTCTGCCTCACGTATATCCAACGGTACCACGCTCAATAGCTACACCATTGAGCGTGCTGTTATGGACGCGACTGTTGCCCAGTTCTTTGCTTACCGTGGTATGTGTGCCAGCAAGCTGAGTCTGAAATTCGCAGCCGGCTCTGTGGTTGGTGGCTCCTTTGGCTTCATGGGCAAAGACGCTATTCGCCAAGATACGACCACGACCCTTCCGGGTTCCCCGATTGCCTCCAAGACTCTGGACGTGATGAACGCTGTTGCTGGCGTGGGCAACATCATGGAGGGTGGTGCACTGCTGACCGGCACCTACATCAAGTCGGTTGATCTGTCGATCGACAACAGCCTCCGCGCTCAGACCGCCATCGGCACTTTGGGTGCAGTTGGCGTTGGGACAGGTACGCTGCAGGTTTCTGGCACGATGGAAGTCTATCTGGCTGACGGCGCGATGTGGGACAAGTTCCGCAACAACACCTCGTCAGCTCTCAGCTTGCGTGCTACTGACGGCGCCGGTAACGGTTACGTCATCACCCTGCCGAAGATCAAGTACGGCGATGCCAAGATCAATGCTGGTTCAATCGACCAGGACTTGATGTTGTCTATGCCTTTCACTGCAATTATGGACCCGGTTTCCTCCAAGACGATCATCATCGATCGTGCTGGTATCGCCGCGACCTAAACGTAATACCCGATGGGGGCCGGGTTTAGCCCCCACAATCTCTGACATAAACTTAAGGAGTTACTACTGTGGACATTTTTAGCACCTACGCTGTCAACGAAGACAAAGAGCAAAACGGCACCTGGATGGAAGTTGGTGACGCTAAGCTACTGGTTGCGCGTGCGGGTAATAAAGCGTACATCAAGATGCTTGGCAAGGACGTAGAGCGCAATCAAAAGGCGCTGGACCGTAAGGACGATGCAGCTGATGCACTGTCTGACAAGATCATGGTTGATGTGCTGGCTACCACCATCCTTCTGGGTTGGGAGAATGTCTCGTTCAAGGGTAAGCCCATTGAATACTCCAAAGATAACGCCAAGATGCTTTTGGGTTTCAAAGAATTCCGCCGCGAAGTAATGAAGCTGGCTGATGACTTTGCCTCCTTCAAAGCTGAGCAAGAGGCTGAAGAAGTAAAAAACTAACGGATTACTTCCGGTGGCACATCAAGTGGGCTGGGCAGGAGCGATTCCTGCGCGAGATCGCTGAGAGCACCGGAAGTACCCCACTGGCTTTGGAGACAAAGCCAGAGTTGAGTCAAGGTGGAGGATCAGTCCTCAATGCTTATGATGTGATTGACAACTCCAGGCAACGCTACGAGGGAGGCCCCCAGGCCATTCAGGTTTCTGAAGTCCTGGCCTACCTGGAAATTGCAAAGATTGAGGCGGTAGAGGATCGCTTGCTGTTCTTGAATACTATCAAGACACTCGACGTTATTTACCTGAATCACTACGCGGAGCAGAATAAATGAGTGATACAGCTAAGTTATCGTTAGAGATCAACACTGGTGGGGCAGCAGAGGAATTAGCCCTACTAGCCACTTCCTACAAAAACCTGAAGGATGAGTTCGCCAAAGGCTTCACAGCTGTTGGTGGGCTCTCTGCGCTTGCTGCAGAGCTTAACAAGGTCAATGAAAAGTCGAAGCTGCTTGAGCAGCAGGTCAGTAAATCACAGACCGCCCTCCTTAGTATGGAGCGACAGATGGCTGCTGCTGCTACTGCGGCTGCAGCTGAACTCGACAAGCTTAACAAGAAGATAACTGAGTCTTCAGTTGCCTCTAAGTCAGCAGCTGCCAGCGCTGACTACCTGATGGGTGTCCAACTCAGGTCGGCTGAGATGACAGGCAATGCCATAGTCAAATCAACAAACGACATAGCACGCGCCAAAAATCTAGCCAACAGCCTAGAGCTGAAGGTGATCAAGGCCGAAGAGGCTGGCAAGATAGCTGAGGCTGAGAAGGCGACCAAGGAATTAGCACGCGCCAAGAACCTAGCCAACAGCCTAGAGCTGAAGGTGATCAAGGCTGAAGAGGCTGGCAAGATAGCTGAGGCTGAGAAGGCGACCAAGGAATTAGCACGCGCCAAGAATCTAGCCAACAGCCTAGAGTTGAAGGTGATCAAGGCTGAAGAGGCTGGCAAGATAGCTGAGGCTGAGAAGGCGACCAAGGAATTAGCACGCGCCAAAAATCTAGCCAACAGCCTAGAGCTGAAGGTGATCAAGGCCGAAGAGGCTGGCAAGATAGCTGAGGCTGAGAAGGCGACCAAGGAATTAGCACGCGCCAAGAACCTAGCCAACAGCCTAGAGCTGAAGGTGATCAAGGCTGAAGAGGCTGGCAAGATAGTTGAGGCTGAGAAGGCGACCAAGGAATTAGCACGCGCCAAGAACCTAGCCAACAGCCTAGAGCTGAGGGTGATCAAGGCTGAAGAGGCTGGCAAGATAGCTGAGGCTGAGAAGGCGACCAAGGAATTAGCACGCGCCAAGAACCTAGCCAACAACCTAGAGCTGAAGGTGATCAAGGCTGAAGAGGCTGGCAAGATAGCTGAGGCTGAGAAGGCGACCAAGGAATTAGCACGCGCCAAGAATCTGGCCAACAATCTAGAGCTTAAGGTTATTTCAGCAGAGCAGGCAGCCGCCATAAAAGCAGCCAAGAGGGACGTGGAGGAGTTAGCAGCTTGGCTGGCTATGACAGAGAAGCAGAGGGCGGGTGCCACACTTAAAGCAGCAAGCACCTTGTACGGTGGAGGAAACCAGTCAGCCCTTAAAGGTGGAGCAGGTAGCTCACAAGCGCTGGCAGCTGCTCAGCATTTGGGGAGTACTCAGGCTGCCCAAGATGCATTTGATAAGCTCGGTACGTCTACAAAAGCTGCTGGTGACCATCAAATCCACTGGAACAAGGCAGCCAATGAAGGGCACGCCCTTGCTCGTGGCTTGTCAGGCTCCCTCGGCACCTTGTGGATGACCTATGGCTCACTAATACCAATGATGGCAGGCGCTGCGCTAGGCGCAGGCTTTGTGCAGGCAGCCAAGCGCGGTTCTGAGTTTGCTTACCAGCTCACCTTTGTTAAGGCGCTATCGGGTGAAACAGCTCAAGCTGTTGATCGACTCACTGAATCAGCACTGACACTGGGTAGCTCAAGCCTGCAAGGTCCAGGTGAAATCGCTAGTGGTTTCCGAATCCTGGCACAGGCAGGCCTGAATGCTAGTGATGCTATCAAGACGATGCCGCACGCTTTACATCTGGCCACTGTTGGCGAGATGAATATGGAGCAGGCTGCTACCACCCTTGTTGGTGTGATGAACGCTTTCAACCTTACTGTTGATCAGTCTCAGCACGTAGGTGACATCTTCGCCAAAGCAGCTGCGCTATCTCAGACATCAGTCCAAGGTATGACAGAAGCCATGAAGTACGCTTCTGTGGTTGGTGAGCAGTACGGGGCGAATATTGAGGACACCGCTACGGCCATCACGTTACTAGCCAAGGTGAATATTACAGGTACGTCAGCAGGTACGGCCTTCAGAAACATGCTCAAGGAGCTTTATTCACCAACCAATCAAGCGAGTCAGGCCATCAAGAAGTTAGGGCTTGAGACGCAAGGTGCTGATGGTAATCTGAGACCGTTTGTCGATATTATCTATGACCTGAAGGGCAAGATAAACGACTTCAGCAAGGCCGACCAAGTTAAGATTCTTCAAAAGATATTTGGTGAACGCGGAGCGAAGGAAGCGATAGCGATGCTTGCTCTGACCCGTGATGAGTGGGACAAGCTGCGTAGTAGCATTGCTGACTCTGAAGGATTCATGGATGGGGTAGCAAAGGAGCTTGAAGATACTGCCAAAGGTAAATGGGCACAGGCTTTGAACACGATGGAAGCTCAGCTGATTCGAGCTTTCAAGGAGATGGAACCAGAACTAAAGAACGTGGCTGACCAGTTCAAAACTTTGTTCGGAAGCCCAGAGTTCCTGGAAGGTGTCAAGGCTGTAGTTAGCAGCATGACGACCATCACCAAAGCATTGGTTGAGTTTGCCCCAACAATACTAAGTGTTGTAGAAGCGTTTGCTATCTATAAGATTGGAATGATTGGGGCTCAAGCAGCCACAGCCGCGTGGCTTGCTGTTGTCGGTGGCGCTCGTACAGCAATGGTGGCGTTTGGCCTGGCAACTGCAGCCACGTCAGCAACTACGGCAGCAGCCGGCGTAGGCATGATGGCACTGGGCGGACCCATAGGGATCGTGGCAGGCTTGCTATCTGCAGGTGTAGTGGCTTGGGCACTGTATGGTGATTCTGGGACTAAGCATTTAGATAGGATCAGGGAGCAGGCAGAGCGTGTAAAAGGCTCGATTCAAGGTATCAACGACCTGATAAGCAACATACATATAGGCAAGCTGGATAGAGATACAGCCGCCCGTAACATCATGGACGGGTACAAGGGGCTTTCAACAGAAGAAGATAAGTTCAAGAAGGACTTAGAGGGACAGTTCGGTGGAAAGATTGAGCTTGATATGGGGTTGAATATCAAGGGAGAAGGACCGTCCAAGATGAATCTGAAGGCCTTCCCAGAGCTCGATGCTACTAGGAAGCGGCTACTGGAGATGCGTGGGAAGCTTGATGAAGCTTCCAGAGTCAATGCTGACCGTAATGTAGGTGAGAACGGTGAGGTTGATTTAACGTCTGCAGGGAAAGTTGCTGAAGAGCAGAAGAAACGTAAGAAGTGGGCTGACGAGGCCAGGAGTGGTGGTGGAGGTGGGGCATCCGCTCGTGCTCGGGCTCCAAAGGACTACGACTTTAAATCAGAAGAAGCTGCGATCAACCGTGTCAAGGAACAGCAAAAAGCTGAGATGGATATCCTTGATAGTGCTCGTAGTAACAACCTGATCTCTGAGGAAAAGTACAGGCTTGAAGCTGAGGGAATCTACAAGAAGTACGGCACAGCCATGGACTATTTGTACTCAGCTGGCGCTACCAGACTTCAAGGTATCGTTGATAAGGCTCAGGGCGATGAGCTTAAGCAAGCTCGTATGCACCAGGATCAGTTGAAGACGAGTCAGGAAAAGTACCAGTCTGAAGAAACGCTCAGACTGCAGAAGTCGAAAGACCGGGAGCTTGGCATCATCAAGAAGGCTCACGAGGACACCCTCGCTTTCATTGACCAAGCCCAAGCAGACGTTAAGCTCATCAAGGAGAAAGACAACGACGCTCGTGTCACCCAGACGATGACCCCTGAGCAACGGGCTACTCACACGGCTGAAAAGAACGTGGACAAGGTCTTTGATAAGAAGCAGGTCACGCTTGAGTCTGATCTCAAAAGAACCAGAGACATCTACGGCGAAGAGAGTGCGCTGGTCAAGTCGCTGGCTGCAGACCTTGAGATGCTGAAAGAAAAACGTGCTGAAGCCAGAGCTGAGGCAGGTGCCAATGCTGGAGCTGAGGTCGAGTATGCACGCTCACTTGAGTCTGGATGGAAGAATGCCTTCAGAGACTATGCAGACTCGGCTACTGACTACAGCAAGCTTGCTTCGGATGCGTTCAATAAGTCAGCCAAGACGATGGAAGATGTCATCGTCGGATTTGCTACGACTGGCAAGTTTGAGTGGAAAGCACTTGGTAACTCCATCTTGACTGAGATGATCAGGATCGGTGCTCAGCAGGCTGTACTGAAAGCCATGGGCACCGTCACTGGCCTGATGGGTAACGGTGTTGGCAGCAACGGTGGGAGCAGCATGTGGGGCACACTGGGTGGGGCCATCGCTAACTACTTCGTGCCAGGTTCTGGTGGCCTTATCTCTGGTGCAGCCAGTGCAGCTGCCGGTGGTGGCGCTAAGCTAGACTCATCAGCTTATTCTAAAAACTTTGACTTTGCAGAGAATGCCAAGGGCGGCGCCTACGGTGTCACCGGTCTCCACGCCTTTGCAAAAGGCGCGTCATTTACCAATCAGGTCGTCAATCAGCCTACGTTCTTCAAGTTCGCTAATGGTGGCCAGATGGCAAATGGTGTTATGGGTGAAGCTGGTGAAGAGGCTATAATGCCCCTGACTCGTGACTCGAAGGGAAGGCTTGGCGTGAATGCTAACGGTAACGGCAACCAAACTTCCACTAAGTCAAACGTGACAAACAACAACGTCAATGTCAATGTCAATTCAAGTACTGGCGACACGGCTGAAATACGACGCAGTGCAGCAGCCGGTGCAAGGGTGGCGCTTCAATACATGAGTGGGGCTCAGAGGTATGGCTGATTTTCTGGAAGAGCGCATCAATGGTGTGCTGAACTACGGGTCGTCCTACCAGGACGACTACGTAGTAAATGTGGTCAAGACCGCAGGAGGGCAGGAGTACAGAACGCTTGTTCATCCATTCCCTCTCCGCAAGTTTGATGTCTCCTACCTCCTAGACAATGCCGCAACCTACCTAGAGCTACTGGGCTTGTACCATCGGGCGCACGGTAAGTACGCCGGCTTCCGCGTCAAGTGCCTAGACGAATTCACCAGCAACGGTGCGATAAGCACGCCAACCAGCACAGACCAGCCTATGGGCTTGATCTCGGCAGGTGTGTATCAGCTCCGCAAGTACTATGGCCGGGACAAGACAGCAGGCAGCACAGGCTACCCGTACCGCACGATTAAAAAACCCGTCAGTGGCACAGTGATTGTAGCCATTGGCATCACCCAGATTCGAGCTGCAGACCTGTCAATCAATACCGCTACTGGCGTGGTCACATTCACAGCCAATAAGACAGCAACTATTACGGGCATCACTAATGCCTTGAACGCTGTCATTACGGTGCCGTCGCATACGGTGGTGGCTGGCCAATCAATCCTGATAACCGGGGTTGGTGGGATGTCAGGTATCAACAATGTCCGCGCCTTGGTCTCGTCTGTAACCGGTACGACCATCACGATTGCTTACAACACATCTGGCTTTGGTGGGTACTCATCAGGTGGTGTATTGAACACCAACCCACAGGTCGGGGAAGCAGTCACGGCTGGATTTGAGTTTGACTTCCCGGTCAGGTTTAATACCTCTATGCCGATCGGACAAGATTTTCCTGGCCACCGCGCCGTTGATAGTGTTGAACTTATTGAGATCATGAACCCATGAAACCCCAGGTTGCACCTTATGCTACGGCTGCTCGTTGCCTTCGGATTGTCTGTACAAACGGCACAGTAATCAGGCTTACTGATTACCCGACTGACCTAGTAATGAGTAATGCTCAGGTATATCTGACCTCGTCAGGCTATGAGTTCACAGGGATTCAGTCTTCTACCAGCACATCCCCGGCAGTCTTTGACTTCGAGGGTATTGCTGGCATGGCAGGGATCGATCGCAACACAGTGGCTAGTGGGGTATTTGATGGCGCACGCTGCTACTTGTTTGCCGTCAATTGGCTTAGCCCGGTTGAGGATTACGAGCCGATCATTGCTTCGATTCTGGGCAAGACGACCCTGATCGATGACCGGTACAAGATCGAAGAGATGGCACTGATCGATGCACTCAATCAGTCCATCGGTAAAACTTACTCAGCCTCATGCCCTAAAGTATTTGGTGGCACAGAATATGCAGGATGTAAGAAAGACCTTGGAGGCTTGACAGTAAGTGGTGCAGTGACCAGTGTTTCAAATCAATACACTTTTGGTGACTCCTCACGCGGCGAAGCAGCTGACTACTGGATTTACGGTACGGTTGATTTCACCTCTGGTCTGAACGCAAGCCTGAAGCCAATGGAAATTCGCAGCTTCAGCGCGGGTGTGATTACAGTGTTTGATGCTTTCTATTACCAGCCTCAAGTGGGTGACACCTACCTTATCAGACCTGGCTGCCGCAAGACGCTCAGCGACTGCCGTGATAAGTGGAACAACGTGATCAACTTCGGCGGCTTCTCCAATATGCCAACCAGCAGCATCTACTCAAGCCGGGGTACGCGATGACAGGCGAGGATATTGTCAATGAGGCACGCAAGCACCTCAAGACACCTTTCAGACACCAAGGCCGGTTGTCAGGCTTAGCGCTTGACTGTGCTGGTCTGGTCGTCACCGTTGCCAAGAACTGTGATATCGACATCATCGATACTCAGGGGTATGGGAGGTCGCCTAACGGTGCCTTGGAAGCCACCATTGCTGCTCAGGTTTGTGTTGAGCAAGTAGCCATTGCTGACCGTCAGCCCGGTGACATCCTGACCATGCGCTTCGCCAAGGAGATGCAGCACGTCGCTATCTGTGCCGGCGATACAGTCATCCACAGCTATGAGGCTGTAGGTATGGTCTGCGAACATTCTCTGGATGAAATGTGGATCAAACGAATTGTCAGCGTCTATCGCTTTAAGGCGCTGATGTGAGTGGAATGACCACTGGCCAGATCGTCGGCGCCGTTGTTGGCGCTGTCGTCGGCTTTTACACAGGTGGGGTGGGTTGGTACGCAGTAGCCATGTCGATGGCTTCTGGGGCCTCCACAGGCATGGCCATTGGTGGGGCAATCGACCCACCGGCTGGGCCAAACATTGTTGGGCCACGTCTTAACGACTTAACCCAACAAGGCGCCAACTACGGCTCATTCGTTCCTCGGGTGTATGGCACCGCTGCCTTGATGGGTACTGTATTCTGGATTGAGAATAACTCGCTTCTTGAGCACAGCACCACAGAGTCCAACGGCGGTAAAGGTGGAGGTGGTGGTAAGTCTGAAACAACCACCTATTACTATACGGCGACGTTTGCACTGGGCTTGTGCGAAGGCCCGATCTCAGGTGTGCGTAGAATCTGGATCAGTGGCAAGCTAATCTATGATGCAGGCTCAAGTGACATAGGCACGATCATAGCCAGCAGGTCAGTTGCACCTAACTTTAGAGTTTATCTAGGCGATGAGTCTCAGCTGCCAGACTCCCGCCTGCAGGCAACGCTCGGCGTGGCAAACACCCCAGCCTACAGGGGCATGGCCTACATCGTGTTTGATGACCTGGACCTGTCTGACTACGGAAACACTTTGGCGGGAGCACAGATCAAGGTGGAGGTCGTAGGTGCCGGCTCCTCCCTGAGTGTTGTATCAACAGCGTTTGGGCCTACAGCTCCGTTTGACTACTATACGGCCTACGCTTATTCGGGTGGTACGCTGAGATGTTCCAAAGCTGTCGCAGGAACTAGTAACTATGTCATGAGCCGTGGAGGTTTGACACAGTCTGGATTAGTGCAGGATTCGCCTGTTACGTTAAGGCCATGGGCAAACATAAACGGGACGTACAGACTTTTAGCACCTGCAGGTGCAATCGGTGTAATCTATAATTACTCTGGTGTTAATCATAGGTTCACTATCTATGACATTGAAGGTAACCGTATAACAGAGTTTAATCCGTATGATTCTGGTATGTATGCCCCAGGTGGGTATGACTATCAAGGCTGTGTAAGCCTTGGTGAGTACGCCTACATCATGGCACCTGGAGCGGGTATCGTCATATTCAAACATGGTTGGCACTTCAAGGACGTGCCTATTGCAAACTTGCCATTAGGTCTCGCTACGCTCTCCATGTTTTCAGATGAGTACAACAATCTGTACCTGTTGAATGGTAGTGGGATATTCGTATGTGACCACGAGTCACTAGCAGTCCTTGAAGTATTCACGACAAGCTTCAACCCTAGCTACCCTTGGAACTTTAAGTGCCGAAGGGATGGTGTTTTTTACGCCAGTAACTCTGGCTCCATCTATCAACTAACACCAACCGCTAACAATCTATCAACATCTGTTGGTCACTATAAACAAGCGTCAGGCACGTATGGGTATGACTACTTTGCTTACATAGTGAAAGACCTTGTTTATTTCAGTGGCTTTGTACATGACTTTACAAGAGGCGCTTATCAGTCAGGCCCTCTACTGTCTAGCGTTGTAACAGCTGAGTGCGTTAAGTCAGGCATCTTAAATGCAGGAGATATTGATGCCCTGTCATTGACTGACTCAGTGCGTGGCTACAAGATTGCGTCTGTTGCTGCGATACGATCCAACCTTGGCCCCATCCAGGGAGCTTGGCCATTTGATGTCATCCAGTCTGGCTATAAACTCAGGTTTAAGCGGAGAGGGGGCACTAATACTGCAACCATCCTGACATCGGAACTAGGGGCAGGGGCCTACGGTGATACGGATAATTCACGCTTCATCGAGACACGCAGCATGGACTCACAGCTGCCGGCTAAGGTCACGATAACTTACCTTGACTATGACCGTGAGTACGACATTGGGCTGCAGTACGCTGAGCGTTTGAACGTCAACTCGGTCAATATCAAGGACATTGATATGCCCCTGACTTTGACAGCAGGCGAGGCGGCTCAAACTGCGGAAATCCTTCTCTATATGTACTGGCTTGAACGCTACGAGGTAGTGTTTAATTTGCCTCCAGACTACAACTATCTTGAGCCGGCAGACGTGATCACGGTGCAGGCTGAGTCTGGCACCTACGTACTGCGCCTGATCAGTATCAACTACCGGTCAGACGGCATTCTGGAATGTACAGCCAAGTTCAACAACCCTGCTGCGTACTCAAGCGCTGCTGTCAGTGACACAGGGACGCTCCCGGTAGCTACGATCAGCACCCCTACCACTAGCAGGTACGAGCTGCTTGATATTCCATTGATGCTGGACACATTTGATTTAACAGCATTCCCAGTGGCGATGTCAGGCTTGATGAGCAGCTGGCCGGGTGGCTCAATATTCAGGAGCACTGACGGTGGTCAGACTTGGGTAATAACCAATGGCTTTACGACGCCATCGACCATGGGCGTAGGCAACAACATAATCGGGGTACCAGCAGAGCCAAGATTGATCGATAAGACAAGTTCGCTCTCAGCTACTTTTTTTAGTGGCGCTTCCCTGTTTAGCGTTACCGAGTCACAGTTGCTGAATGGGTCAAACCACTTTGCCTACGGGGTTGATGGCAGATGGGAGATCATCGCGGCCCAGACCTGTACGCTACAAGGTGATGGCAGCTATGTGCTTACCGACCTGCTACGTGGTCGATACGGTACCGAGTGGGCAATGGGCCTGCATGCTGCAGGCGACTCACTCATCCTGATCAACACCAGCAAGCTGCAGGCTGTCGTATCAAGTCTGAGCCAGATCGGGGCTGTGCAGTCTTACAAGGGCGTTACGTCTGGCTTGACAATTGATAGTGATGGCAGCAGGTCATTCGCTTACAAAGGGGTCAATCTTGAATGCCTCAGCCCCGTGTACCCCTCCAGCAGCCGGCACCCAACCACTCTTGTACAGACGCTGTCCTGGCTGCGCCGCACCCGGAAGGGTGGTGAGTGGCGGGACAATGTCGATGCTGAGCTGGGTGAGACCACTGAAGCCTACGAGATGGAGATTTACAGCAGTGGAACCTACACAACGCTCAAGCGGACTGTTGCGGTCAGTGCCCCAACCTACACTTATCTTTACGCTGATCAGCTGACAGATTTCGGAACATCTCCCGGCACTATCTACGTAAAGATTTACCAGATGTCGGCTAGTGTTGGCCGTGGTTATCCACTGGTTAGTTCTTTTACGGTGCTAGGCGGCGACCAGATGCTAGTCGGTGATACAAACTGGGCCTCTGTTGTTCTGTCGATGCACATGGACGGTGCTGATAACGGTACCTCGTTCCCAGACGTTAAGGGCAGTACGGTCACAAGGACTGGTACATCAGTCGTTACAAAAACCGGTATCTTTAAGAATGGCACAGCCAGTACCTACCATCCTGGTGCTTCGTCTGGCAACTTCCTATCACTCGCAGCCTCTGCAAACTGGGCGATAGCCGCTGGCACTACCTACACAATTGAGTTTAATCTTCACATGCTGTCCTATGCACCGGGCGGCGGCGGCGGCGCTCGACTTATGTGCTCGGGTGGTGGTGTTGTGGGGTGGAATGCAACCACCGGTATTCACTGGTTGATTCAAACAAACTTAGCCTCAAGCGGTATCGACCTGCAGTTCTGGGACGGCACTGGAATACGGACGATAACATTTGCAGTCTCCTTGAACACTTGGCACAACATCACATTTGTGGTTGAGGCAGCCCAGACTAAGGGGTACCTGGATGGGAATTTGGCTGGTACTGTGGCTTTCCGCCCGACACCACCAAGCACCACACCGCTGCTCAACCTCTTCTCAATTCCAGGGGAGAATGATGCAGCCCTGTACTCGGCATCGGCCTATATTGATGATTTGAGACTCACCAAGGGCGTAGCAAGATATACTGCTAACTTCACGCCAGCAGCAGCGGCTTTCCCTGACTTCTAAACTGCGTAACCTAACTGTGAGCTTGATGTGAGTGGAATGACAACTGGCCAAATTGGCGGCGCCGTAGTTGGTGCCGTCGCAGGCTATTTCACTGGTGGTGTAGGCTGGTCAGCAACCGCATCGGCCATGATGTCTGGTGCCTCAGTCGGCATGGCCATTGGCAGTGCGCTTGATCCACCACCAGGCCCCAAGATTGTCGGGCCACGCATCTCTGATCTTTCACAGCAGGCAGCCAGTTACGGTGTCTTTATTCCTCGCGTGTATGGCTCTGCTGCCATTATGGGGAATGTGTTCTGGATCGAGAACAACTCCCTGAAAGAGCACAGCCACACAGAGGAAGGCGGGGGCAAAGGCGGGGGTGGTGGCGGCTCCGAGACCACAACCTATTCCTATACCGCGACCTTTGCTCTAGGTCTGTGTGAAGGCCCCATTGCTGGCATACGTAGAATCTGGATCAGCGACAAGCTGTTCTATGACGGGGGTGCTTCCGACATAGGGACGTTTAGCGCCAGTGCTCAGGCAGCTGCAGGGTTCCGCGTCCATCTAGGTGACGAGTCTCAGGCTCCTGACTCACGGATGCAAGCCACGCTTGGTGTAGCCAACACGCCTGCTTACCGGGGTTTGTCCTACATCGTATTCGATGACTTGGATTTGGCTAAGTATGGGAACACACTAGCCGGCGCACAGATTAGCGTTGAGGTGGTCTCACTAGGGGCAACTAATACCTACGTCTCCATCTCAGATAATGCAGGCCCAGCTGGGTACCAGACAGGCATTATCTGGGACGGGGGCCAGTTTGTAGCCGTAGATAACAACTATTCATATACGTCACCTGATGGCATCAGCTGGACATCCTTCGCCCTGCCCGGTGCTTGCTATGACTCAGCAAGGATTGCCTACCATGACGGAACCTATGTCGTTACTGGGAACCAGAACTACTTCTATATCTCTGACAACGGTAAGACCTGGAAGTCTATCCTAGCCCCAGCCACAAATAACTGGGTTGATATTGAGTGGTGCGGTAGCTGCTTTATAGCTTTAGGAAAAGGTGGAGCATGTGCTAGGTCTGCCAGTGATGACGGTAGAGCCTGGATATCCTTTAGCATTCCAGGGACTGAGTATGCTTACACGAACATAGAACACATAAATGGGTGTTCTATGATATTTAACTGGTACACAAACTATAGTAACAATACGGTGCTTGCCCAGTATTACAGGTCAGTTGATAACGCGATCTGGACCTTCCACGGTATCAGTGGCATGAACCATGGGGGTGTTACATGGGGCACTAACGATGGCATGCTAGTAGGCTCAGTTAGTATCAACTTCCACACGGGCCACCCAGCCTTGATCTCAACGACAGACGGCATTAACTGGACGATACGGGATAGCGTAAACATACAGGGTCAGATTCTTTGGGATGGGGATAGTTGGGTGATATGGGGCACTCAAATAAGCTACAGCCCAGACCTAGCTAGTTGGGGTAGCAAGGCAAACCCTTGCTCTCCTTATGCTGTGGCATTCAATGGTCAAGACTTCGTCTT